CGATGCATTAGTTATAATTGAAAACAATGCAGAAGGTTCTATGGTCGCTACTCAGTTGCATTATGACATAGAATATCCAAATGTCTTTGTACAAGGTATGACGAAATCTACGGATATCGGTATTACCATGAGTAGAAAAATCAAAAGAATAGGTTGTTCAACACTAAAAGAGTTATTAGAAGAGAATAGATTAGCAATAATAGACCGTGCAACGATAACTGAATTGATGACTTTTGTAAATAAAGGTTCATCTTTTGAAGCAGATAGAGGTTATCATGACGACATGGTAATGAATTGTATATTATTTTCATGGTTTGTGACAACAGATTACTTTGTAAACTTGACCGATACACAGGTAAAAAAACTTATTGTATGCAGAACAACAGAAGTTAATTGAAGACGATATGTTGCCACCAGGTGTATTCGGAGAACAAGAAGAAATTGAATCATTTGTTTCAGGTGGGGACAGATGGTTTGTAGATAAATGAGTTGTTAGAATAAATAAACTTATAAATAAGTTAGTAAACAACTTTTACATTAACAGGAGAAAAGTATGGCATTTCAAGTTTCACCAGGCGTTCAGGTCAGCGAGATTGACCTATCGAATGTTGTTCCAGCAGTATCCTCAACAAGGGGTGCATTTGCTGGTATGTTTCAATGGGGCCCTGTTGATGAAGTAAAAACAGTTTCAGACGGACAACAATTAGTTGATGAGTTCTACAGACCAGCAGACTCAGACGCTGGGGCTGAAGACTTTTATTCAGCAGAATCTTTTTTAAGATATGGGTCTTCATTAGACATAGTTAGACTTCACACTACAGGTTGCTATAGTGCAAACGCAAGTGGGAATACATCAACAATACTTAAAAATTCCGATTCATATGTAAATGATTTTAAAGATGGTTCAGAGGCAGGAACTGTAGGGTCTTGGATTTCAAGATTCCCAGGCGCTTTAGGTAATTCACTTAAAGTTTCAGTTTGTGCATCTTCAAACGCATATTTTAATGACAATGCATCCGCAGTTAATAACGGTGCAGGTTATTCCGCCGGCGATACTGCTGTAGTCGTTGACGATGCAAGTGCTTTTGGAGTTGGGGACTTAATTAAGTTCTCAGGACATGATTCATTCTATAAAATCTCTGCTATAAATTCAGGAACAAACACACTAACTTTCGCAGTTGTAGACGAAGTATCAGCAGGTCTTCAAGTTGCTGTTGCAGACAATGTTCAAGTCGATAGATATTGGGAACATTATGCATTATTTGATAAAGCACCAGGTTCATCAGCAGGCGCTGTTGCCGCTGGGGCATCAAATGATGAGATTCATGTAGTAGTAATAGACGAAGACGGCGAGTTCACAGGTACAGAAGGTAAAGTTCTCGAAACATATGGTTTCGTATCACTCGCATCTGATGCTAAAGATTCATCAGGAAACAACAATTATTACAAAAATGTAATCGAAAGAAATTCAAGTTATATTTACTGGTCAGGTCACGAAACAACTATGTTGGCAAGTGTATCAGAAAACAGAACTTTAGCAACAGCATCAGGAACTGCTTTTGCTAGACCTGCATTACCAGTTAATTCATCACTTTCAGGTGGTGCTTCAGGTCGTTCACCAGTCGCATCAGACAAAGTATCAACATGGGAAGAGTTCTTCAAAGATGGAGAAACATCAGATATCTCATTCATCATCGTAGGTTCAACTAGAGTAGACGATGGTTCAGGTTCAGATGAAACAAACAATGCAAATCTAAGAACTGCTCATAACACTATTGTAAATGGTGCTATCGCAATTGCAGAACATAGAAAAGATTGCATGGTTGTTGCATCTCCAATGAGAGAATCAGTTGTAGGACAAACCTCAGAATCAACTCAGAAGACAAATGTTATTGATGATTACGCATCAGTCACATCATCTTCTTACGCAGTATTAGATTCAGGTTGGATTTATCAGTACGATAGATACAACGACAAGTACTGCTGGATTCCAGGTAACGGACACACTGCCGGTATTATGGCAAGAAGTGACCTATTAAGAGACCCTTGGTTCTCACCTGCAGGTTTCTCTAGAGGACAATACCTAGGTATTACTAAACTTGCTTTCAATCCAAAACAAGCAAGTAGAGATGACTTATACCGTGCAAGAATCAACCCAATAGTGACATTCCCAGGACAGGGTACTGTACTATTTGGTGACAAGACTGCATTAAGTAGTCCTTCAGCATTTGATAGAATCAATGTAAGAAGACTATTCATCACTTTAGAAAAGGCAATCGCAACTGCTGCTAAGGCACAACTCTTTGAATTCAATGATGCATTCACAAGAGCTCAGTTCCGTGCAAGTGTTGAACCTTTCCTAAGAGATGTTAAAAACAGAAGAGGTGTAGTAGATTTCTCAGTAGTTTGTGACGAAACAAACAACACTGATACAGTTATAGATAGAAATGAATTTGTATGTTCTATCTTTGTGAAACCTGCTAAATCAATTAACTTTATAACACTAAACTTCGTTGCTGCTAGAAGCGGTGTCGAGTTTGAAGAAATCTACGGAGCAGTTTAAGGAGTAATAAATGGCAACTATAGACCAATTTAAAGCACAACTTATAGGCGGCGGCCCAAGAGCTAACCGTTTTAGAGTTTTCATACCAAGGTCTGGTAATAAGATTGAATTCTTATGTCAGTCAGCACAAATACCTGCTGCTCAGATAGGTGTTGTAGAACAACAATTCAGAGGTCATGTTCTGAAACTCGCAGGAGACAGAACATTTGAACCTTGGAATGTGACTATAATTAACGATGTTGAATTTTCAGCAAGAACTGCTCTTGAATCATGGCAAACTGATATACAAGAACTTGACAGTGGCGAAGGTATGACATCACTAGACTATCTAGTAGACAGAGCGTTTGTCGAACAATTAAATAAAGATGATTCTGTTCTGGCGAGATACGAGTTTTTTAACATGTTTCCAACCAACATTGGTGCAATTGACTTATCTTACGAAACAGTTGATGCATTGGAGACATTTGATGTTGAATTCCAGTACTCGCATTGGGAAAGAGTCCTTTAAAAAATTAGTGAAAATAACACCCTTTAAGGTGTTATAAATATTATTATGGAAATTTTTGGGTTTGAAATAACTCGTAAGAAAGAAGAATTACGAGGAAAAGATGTACAGAAGACCTCAGCGAGGTCTTTTGTAGCACCTGTCGAAGATGACGGAACACCTGTCATTCAACAGACGCCAGGTGGTTTCATATCAGGTGGGGCATATGGTTCCTATGTTGATATGGAAGGCGGTATCAAAAATGAGGTCGCTCTCATTAGAAGATACCGTGAAACATCTCTAGTACCTGAGTGTGATATTGCTATCGATGATATAGTAAATGAATGTATAGTTTCAGATACCCAAGATAGAATTGTATCACTCGATTTAAGAGATGTAGAACTCTCAGACAGCATCAAAGATAAGATGCATAGTGAGTTTAAAACAATCCTATCTTTAATGAAGTTCAATCTGAACTCTCATGAACTATTCAGAAAATGGTATGTCGATGGTAGAATTTACTTTCATAAAGTAGTAGATTCTAAAAGACCACAAGCGGGTATGGTCGATATCAGAAACATTGACCCTTTAAAAATTAAAAAGGTTAGAAATGTTGAGAAAGATAAAGACCCAAAAACAAAAATTGATGTAATAAAGAAAGTTGAAGAGTTTTATGTCTTCAACGATAAAGGTTTTGATAAAGGCAGTGCTTCAGAAGGAAACACTGCTAGAATCGCACCAGAGGCAGTAAGTTATACAACTTCTGGTATGTTAGACTACACTAAGAATGTAGTCATTGGTTATCTACATAAAGCATTGAAGACTGCAAATCAGTTGTCAATGATGGAAGATGCTCTTGTAATCTATCGTATATCAAGAGCACCAGAAAGAAGAATCTTCTATATTGATGTTGGTAACCTTCCGAAAGTCAAGGCGGAACAATACCTTGCTGATACTATGAACAAGTATAGAAATAAACTTGTTTATAATGCTGACACAGGCGAAATAAAAGACGATAGACGCCATATGTCAATGCTAGAAGACTTCTGGTTACCAAGAAGAGAAGGTGGTCGAGGAACAGAGATTACGACTTTACCAGGTGGTCAGAATCTTTCTGAGATAGAAGATATAGAATATTTCAGAAAGAAACTTTACAGGTAATTGAATGTACCTATTTCTAGACTTGAAGCTGATAACGGTTTCAACATGGGTAGGGCATCAGAAATCAGTAGAGATGAACTTAAATTTAATAAGTTCACTAAGAGACTTCAAATGAAGTTTGCAAGAGTCTTTACTGATTTATTAAGAACACAATTAGTTCTTAAAAATATTGTATCAGGCGAAGAGTTTGATATGATGAAAGATTTTATACATTATGATTTTGCTACAGACAACCACTTTACAGAGTTGAAAGAGCAAGAGATTATCAGAGAAAGACTTGATATTCTCTCACAGGCAGAATCATATGTTGGACAATACTTCTCTAAGGAGTATGTTAAGAAGTATATTCTTCATCAAACTGAGGATGATATAGAAAGAATCCAAAGTGAAATTGACGCCGATGGCGGGGGTGAAGAAGACATGGATAATGAAGGAGAGTTCTAATGAACGACATAGCTAAAAATATAGTAGACCAAATAGAAGCAGGTCAGTTAACAGATGCCAAAGATTCAATCTTTGATGGTATCAAACAAAAGGCTGCTGAGAAAGTAGACATGAAACGAGTTGAAATGTCTGTAGATTGGGCACAAGGAAACGGCAATGAAGAAGTCTTGGACGCAGATAACGACTGAGTTAAACGAGGCGAAATTCAAACTTCCTAAAGACCAAAAAGAGGTCAAGAAAGAAGTACAGAAAGTCGGAGGAAGAACTTTAGATATACGATTTGGGGAAGATAAAAGAGGCAAAGTTCATGTGTATATCGATGGAATGCTTATGGGCGACCCATACAAAAACATGAAACTTGCACAAAAAGATATGAAGAATATTAAAAAAGTAATTATGCAAATGGGTGAAGAAAACATATCAGCAGAAGAAATACTAGGAGTTATAAATGAAACTAATATCTGAATTTGTAGATTACGCAATTACACCAGTCATCGTTGAACAAAACGAAAAGGGTGGTAAAGATTACTTTATCGAAGGTATCTTCTTGCAAGCAGACTTGAAAAATAGAAATGGTCGTGTATACCCTAAAGAAGTTATGAAAAAAGAAGTTGACCGATATGTCAAAGAGTTTGTAGAGAAAGATAGAGCATTCGGTGAATTAGGACATCCAGAAGGTCCAACAATTAATTTAGACAAAGTATCTCACATGATTACTAAGTTAGACGAAGATGGTTCTAACTATGTGGGAAGG